GTCACCTCTTCTCACATGAAGGAATAAGATATTCTCAAAGTTGGAGATGAATTCATTGCATGGTTCTAGGATTTCATCTTTAAATGAAAAGTCCTCACGAATCTCATCTTCGATATGTTTAAAATATTTCTCAGTCTGCAAATATCCATCAAGGTTACAATTATCCTCAAAGTTATTGAACATGTCCTCGTCAAAATTAAACCTGCTCTCGGTTACATTCTTAATTCCAGGATTAAAATGTTTGAGGTGCTCAAAACTAGTCATGGCATTCGGAGACACATCCTTGTTCACGAATCCAGTAGGAAACTCTCTCTTAAAACAATGGTGCATACCATAGTTTGCAAAGGTCTGATGAGAGTCTGGTGGAATGCACCACTCATACCCATGATGAGCAGCAATTCCTCTTAGAGATGCATACTGGAATAGTTGATTACCAAAGCGACCATTAGTGCCGAGTCTATCATAGCTAATCATAGGTTTACATTTAAATAAGGTTCAGTGATGTTGTCTTTATTATCCACAAACTTTACACGATCACTAAAGTTTGATTTGAGATGTTCCTCAACATGAGGAGTGACACGTTTATCATTCAGAATATATACCGAATGTCCCTTCTCTAAGAGGTCACAACATAGACGATACTGTTGACTCTCAGTTAGAATGTCAGTTCCTTTCTTGTATGTAATATACTCGAAGAAGAAAGGTAATCCCTCAGTATTCATTTTATCATAATAGTCACAAAGAAATGAAGCGTGTTCATTATTAATTTCGTCTGTAATAAATCCTAGATTATATTCCATACCAGCAGTCTTTGCAAAATGTGCAAATGCTCTATTGTCTCTTGGGAGACAAGGACCGCCATATCCATATCCGTATCCTAGATATTTTTTACCAACTCTTGAGTCAGAACCAATAGCAGTAAGGACAGATGAAACCTCATCACCACAACCTGCCTGGTGAAGTACATCGCCCAACATATTTGCATAACTGATCTTAGTGGTCAAGTAACAATTAACTGCAATCTTTGTAATCTCTGCTGCAGTGAGGGACATTGGACACAGAG